CTTGTCATCGCAGGTGCACTTGACCACAAGCCGCGCGCGCAAGTTGCCGAGGTTTCGCCGCTTATTCTCACCAGCAAGCGATTCCTCAAAGGCGTCGCGCTCGAGGGCAGTCATGGACTGAACATAGACATGCCCACCCCATTCCGGGACGGATACCTTAACGAGTCCTCGATCCTGAGCGTCCAGAATATCTTGTTTGCTGAGAGACATAAGCTCCTCCTGTCTCGTGGTTATGCCGGTGCCGGCTTGAATGTGAGCGAGGTCGTCAATGCCCCATCCAATCCGCCACTTACTTCGACGTTTGTGATGACGGCAGCCGCCATCGTGTCCGATCCCCCATCGTTCCAGTTGATCTTCAGGGCTCCGGTTGCCCCGATCGTTTGATTGTTGGCGCCGGTGTATTCGATCGTGCATTCAGGATCGGCGATGCCGATGACATATTCATGGCTGGTATCCCCCATCGACGTTACGTCCACTTCGTTGCCAGCTTCAGTGAACGAAATAGAGTTAACCGCACTGATCGTTACGGTCGTGGTTGCCCAGTTAAACGTTGTGCCGTTTGCCCCATCATTGGCCATCGTAGCCCCCCTATCAGCCCGCAGGCTTGAATGTCAAAGAACTCGTGATTGCCCCATCAAGAGCGCCACTCACCTCAACGTTCGTGACGATAGCGGCCGCAATGGCATCGGTCCCGGTATCGTTCCATGCGATAGCAAGCGCGCCCGCATCACCAACCGCCGCAGTTGATGCACCGACGAGTTCGCAAGTGCATTCGCTATCAGGAATGCCAATCACGTAAACATGAGTTGAACTGCCCATATGTGTTACGTCCACCTCATTGCCCGCTTCGGTAAATGAGATGCTTGTCACGGCCTGGGTGGTCCCAGCCCAAGTAAGCGTTGATCCGTTTGCTCCATCATTTTCAGCCATTACTAACCCCCCTAACTGAACCAGACTGAGTAGTCATGCGTTCTTATGTGTATCCCGCTGTCAGAGCCATCTGTCGGTGGCTCATAATCCTCATCCTCATCGGTCAACATACAGCTTGTAACCGACGGTGTTCCTGCCGTGTCTGTCCACCCATTCAAGGCGCTACGCACCGCATCCGTAAGCGAAATGACCTCAGCCTCAGATTCAGCGACACACACCATCTCAATGTGTACGTTCTGCGTACTAATCGGCCCGCCCATCGTGTTCAACGGCCCGCCCGAGACACGGCGATAAATGATGAACGGCAAGATGGCACTCACTGGCGCGCACTTCGGATAGACGCGCGACGACACAATCGCGGCAACGCCTGTATCGCCAGTCAGTTGAGACCAAATTGAAGCACCAAGGCTGCTCATCGTGCCTTTTTCGCCTCACTCTCAATGCCTTGTCTCAACTTAGAACTGACACGGGCAAGCATCTGCGGTATCGACGACTCAAAGGATCTTTCAAGAAACGGTTGCGGAGTTGTCCCCGGATGCCAGCTCGCGACATTCACGATGGCCCCGAGTATTTTCGTATACTTGAGCCAATGCGCCCGCGTTCCACCCTCGACAAGATGAGCATATTTTGAGGGATCTTGGTATACGGTCTTGCCCTTGCCCGTGGTGCGTATCGCACGTCTGAACCCGGTTCTCGCTCCAATTATCGCAACGGCAGCACCATGAGCGGAATACACCTTCATGCGAACGCCGAGACTTTTCTTAAGCAACCCTGTCTTCTGCGGAGCAGCGGCCCGCGCAGCTCTTACTGCTATCATTCCGCCGGCATTGGCGGCCGATCTTATATGCTTTCTGCGCACCCCGTCCCCGAGGCGTTTCAAGGCCCGTTCAAGTTCTCTCAGGCCGTCAATGCGAACTGTAGCAATAACGGCCATTAGATCGCCCCCTCCGGCTTGCCGTGCTCATCCCAGTTGCCGACGTGCTGATACAGCGGCTTGAGGTTGCGATCTGGCCACGTCACCATAAGCTGCAGGTGCCCGACGCTTACGCGGTTCGCCTGTGCGAGTGTGAACCCCGCCTCTTTCCAGTTTTTCCAGAATGAGATATCAGCATCGAGTTTGCCTGCTTCCCATCGCCCATCCGCGTTCGGTTGCGCATGAAACCACGGCTTCGGTAATTTCCCCAACAGGTCGGCACGAATCAGGGTCAAGCCGAAGTGCCCCGTATCGACAAACATCGTCGGCGCATCCAGCGTGTCGCGACTGATAGTCGCGCAGCACTTGTCGCCGCTGATGATCCCAAACAGCACGTCATTGCAGGCCCGGCGCATCTGCAGGGCGCAGATCGCGCCAATCCTGGAATCTGATGTCAACAGCCGATAGAGTTCCTGCACATCCTGCTTGCGGAATACGGTGTCATAGTCCAGAGTCAGGATGTACTCGGCTCCCTGATCAAGTGCGGATTCCATGCCGCGCGTCAGGCATTGGTCCCAGAACGCTCCGGTGACTTTCGCCATGCGGATGCCGAGCGGACCCAACGCACACAGCGCGCAGTAGGCGTTCTCCGTCCACGTCACGCGCGGCATGGACATCACGGCGAGGACGTTGCGGAGTTTGTCGGGTTCATCACTCACTAAGTCTCCTCCGCGCACATCACTTCCATCTCCACGTTCCGTTCACCCACGTTTATCACGGACAGGATGTTCAGCACCCGCGTCCCGAACAGAATTCGCATCGTGTCGTCCACCTCACTCCAGTAGCGCAGGCGCACCCGATGCGTCACCCGCCCGTGGACCTGGAATGATTCGTACAGCGCCTGCCCGCGCATCGGTTCAACCCATGCGCGACATTCGCGTATCGTCTCCCATGTCACCGTCACCGCACCGCGATCGTCCTGCGTTTCCGTCGGCTCCTGGATCGCGATGTGATGCCGCAATCCACCTATTCGTACCGTTTTCACCAGAAATGCCCCGCTGAAAAACTGTGTAAGTAGGTCAACACAGATAAGGGCACGGTGGTCGCTACCACGCCCGTTACGACCGGCTCACGGTTCTCATACATGTGGGCCACAAGCCCCATGATCGCCATCCTGATCCCGGCCGGCACACTAGCGGCCGTCGTGCCATAGCCCGCCTTGTACGTGATGACCACCGCCTCACGTTGCGCCAATGTGGACGGCCAGGAATAGCCATACGCCGGTTCGATGATCGCGGGTTCGCGGCCCTGCGTTACCTGATAGTTCGTGAACGTCGCCGCGGCCCCTGTCACGTCCGTGTAGGCAATCGGCGAAGTCACCGAAATCAACGGCGGGCGCGGCAGATAGATCGTCTCGGGAAACTCATCGAGCCAAAGTTTGAACGTTGCCTCGATGAGTTGCCGCCGCGTTTCCTTCTCTGCGTGCCTACGGGCCGCCGCGATCTGCTGCGTCAATAAGACATCATCGTCGGTGTCCGTGATGCGCAGAAAATTCTTCACCTCGGCCAGCGTGACGGGCTCGATCACTGGTTCCACATAGATTGTGAGGCCGAAGTCTTGCACATGTCACCCCACAATCACGGTGAACGCCCCCGTCTTTGCCTTGCCGCCCTGAGCCACTGCGATCTTGATCCGCTCATCAGCCACATAGACCGGCTCGCAAACCGGCTCATCGCTCTCATCGTTGTAGTTCAAGGCGACACCGACCGTCGAATGAACGGCCTGCCGTGGCCGAACAATGGCGGTGGCATTGACGTTCTCTTGCGACCAGATCGCCCCAGCGCCGCCCGCGTTAGTCTGGACCGTATCAGATTCAGTGATATTGACGGTCTTGCCGTCCACATCGTTCGTCACGGTACGCAGCATGCCGCTGATAGCCGCAGTGCCGTCGCCGACAATCGCCCCGTTCATATCGAGAGGGCCAGCTATTTCAACATCATCGCCGGACCCACATTGGAGCGTGATCCCACCAACGTCAGACAACAGATAGATTGACGTTGCAGTATCGCCCTGATCGGCATGGATCTTAATCACCTCGGACGTACCGCCATTCGCATGAATCAATATCGCGCCGTCACTGTCCTCAGTTGCCACGACGTTGATTGACCCGCCGGCATTGGAAATCGTGATATCCTCATCGGCCGCGCCCGTGGTCGTGATATCAATGTCTGCATTCGACGTGATGTCGATCCCGCCAAGTGCGGTTGAGGCATTCAGGACGATCGCCGCCTCATTCGCTTCGGTGGACGTGATGTTGACGGACGAACCCGTTGCAACAATATCAATGTCCTCATCTGCGGCCGCGCCGGCCGCGAAGATATTGATCCCGCCGATGGAGGACGTGAGAACCAGAGAATCTTCCCCACTTTCGCCTGCGGTGATATTGATCGACCCATTGGTACAGCCGAGATCGAGGTCTTTGGCGGCGGCACCGTCGGCCGTGATATCAATCCCGCCCGTTGTGGCATGAAAGTAGATCGCATCGGCGACATCTTCAGTGGCCTCAATTATGGTTGAGCCGCCGGTGTTGGTAATGACGATATCCTGCCCCGACGCACCAACCGCATCAACATCAATGCCGCCGGCCGTAGCGCTGAGTACGATCGCATCCGTGGCATCCTCAGTGGCGACAAGCTGGACCGAACCGCCAGTATTGGTAATGACGATGTCCTGCCCGGACGCGCCGGTTGCGTCGATGTCGATGCCTCCGGCGGTCGCGTTAATGTCGATGGCGTCCGTGGCATCCTCAGCCGCATTGATAATGACGGAAGCATTGCTTGACGTAAGAACGATATCTTCACCACTCGACGCGCCGCCGTTAGTGACAACGATCCCGCCGGCCGTGGTCGTCAATTGCATGGCGTCTGAGGCTGTGCCGCTAGACGCCAGAACCAGGCTGGCATTATTTCCGCCAGTAACCGCAATCGTGAGGTCATCATCCGTACCGTCACTGGCAAGCGTTATCGTCGATGCGGCGGCATCAAAGGCGATCGAGCCGATACCCGTAAGATCATCAACCACCCCGAAGGCGAGCGTGTCAATGTCGGTATCGGTGGCGAGCGTGATCGTGTTTGAGGTGAAGGCCAAGGAAAACTCCTCGCCAGCCTCGGTGAATTCGATCTCGCCATTCGTGTCGCCCGTGATCGTCTGCCCATTCGCGAGCACGATCGAATCCGTTGCCGTCAATGCACCTGAGAATGTGCCCGTGGCCGATTGAACATCGGCAAAGGTGCCGACGCCGCCCTTCGTAACGCTCCACGTTCCCGATGTACCGTCGATATCTTTGCCGCCCCCGCTGTTTGCCAGCGAGATGCAATCCTGCGTCGAAAATGCCCCACTCGTGATGGACATCCCGCCAAGCGCGGCGGCGCTGCCAGGCGTCGGTGTCAGGGCAAGCAGATACGCCGCATCGGCATCCGTGCTCGTGATCGTCACGGCGCCGGTGTCGGCCGTGATCGTCTTACCGACCCCAGCACCGCCCTGATCGTAAGCCTCATCGAGCGTGTTATCGCCGCTGCCAGTCGTCAGCGTAATCCAACTTGAAGCGTTGTAATACTTCAGGACATGCGACGCGGCATCATAGTATAGGTGTCCTTCGGTAGTGGCCGGTGCGGTGCCTGGGAACAAATAGAGATACCCCAGCCGAACCATGTCCAGAGCCTTGTTGGTGTTCAGGACCACGCCAGCGGACGCTTTGGCCGTGCCGGCGGTAACGCCGTCCAACACGTTCAACTCGGCGGCGGATGAAGTCATTGCCGTCCCATCGATCTTGATTGCCCCACCCGATTCGATGTCGAGTTCGCCGCCGCTCGCCACATCGAGCGAAGCGCTGGAACCAATGACCATGCGCAGA